CAATAGTAAGTTCGTTAGCAACTCGATCAATATAGTAAGATTGAATATCACCCATGTAAGCAAATGACTCTAGAAGGATTGTTCCTAGATCGCTTGGGTCATCTGCTGTCCACGCATAGTTTGTTCTAACGTTTACCAAACTTGTTAGATCTTCCAACAAAGCTTGATAGTCTCTAGAGGTATAGTCTATCTGTGCAGGTACTTCATTAGCCATTTTTCATCACCTCGTGGTAGTCGCGTCTGGGTTTAAAGTGGTGCTTACAACTGTGATACTGTCTTCAATAAAATCAGGTAGGGTAACATTAAGCTCAACTGTTACGGCTCCGGTATCTAAAAACCCCTTTATAAGGATATTATTAACAGTTAGGTCTGGAATCCATGTAGAGATGGCCGAACGAATTGCGTCATTAATTGCTTTTTCAACATTACCTTGGTTCTCAAACATTGCGGTAGCAATATTTGTTCCGTAGGTAGGGCGCATAGGTCGCTCACCAATAGCTGTAGAAAGCAGCGTTAGAACTCTATCCTGATAAATTTTTCTTTGATCAGTTGTGCTAGCTGTTTTACCAAAAGGATCTAGGGTAAAAGGATACGAAATTGCTTTCATGCCTGTACTCCTATCCATACTGGTTCTTCAAGTAATCCGGCTACAAACATAATCCATACCCTTTGACCCTTGTTAGGGATAAAGCGGTGAGGTGTATGCTCGTCTAGATTGGTAGCGTCATTAAACATATTTGTTTTAGCGTCTGACCCATTCCATTTTTTTGCCGCATTTACCGCAGTTTTATGCGGATGTTTAAGGGTACCAGCCCCTCCTTTTGCTACCACGGTCAACGCAGGAACAGTAGCTGAGTCTCCCCGAGAATCTGTAATAGAGGTTGACTGGGTAGTCAACAGGGCGGCTACCTGAGAAGCCGTATGCTCTTGATGATCTGGGTGGTTTGCATTATAGGTAATCGGCAACACGGCCCTAGCCCAGTCTGTAACCTCTTGACCAGTAACCGTAACCTGAACCTTAATTCTTCCTTTTTTTAAAGGATCATTAATTTCTTTAACTATACCCTCGTAGATTCCGTAGAATCTTGTTCGACCCTGCGGATCTTGCATGTAGGTTTCTTGGTTAACGTCGTACGCGGTCATTTAGCTCTCCAAGTTACTTGTCTAACCACTTGTGAAAAATCTGGCTTGTCGTTTTTGTATATGTTTGGTGTGTAAGATGTTGCAAGGGATCTAGCATTAGGGCCAGCAATATTTTTAGCTGATTTAGTCTTTTTTAAACCCACGTCTATTTTTCCGTTGTTTACCCCAATAGCGTAGTTGTTTAATTTAGATCCTTTTGGCCTTAAAGACTGATTTGAAAGCTCAGCTTCAAAATCTCTTTTACCTGGTTTTTTTCCAGCATTTGAATCAGCGCCACCTAAGGAGTCTGTTCCAACTAAAACTTCCATCTGATAAGTATAGTTTCCTCCACCAAAAAGATGACTAATAGATATTACGTTCCAGTACCCGGACATATTTTGATCTAAATTATCTAGGTATATTGTTTCCCCTACAGAAACGTTTGCGTCTCCCAGTAAAAGGACAACAGCTCTGTAGTTATATCTATTTGCTTCTGCTAAATCTTCAGCAATAAACTTTGCTTCTGATACAGTTTTAGCTACTTCAAAAGGCAAATGTTTTACAAATTTTGCTTTTTGTGACGTTTTACTATGCGGATTTTTTGTCATTTTTTAAGAAATTTCTTACTAGGCGTAACCGTACCCTTGGTTTTCTTTTTAGCGGGTTGAATTTTGTGCTTAGTAGCAATAGTCTTATTGTTAGTTGAGTGCAAACCACTTACCACTCGGTCTACTGTAGCTCCTACCATGTCTGGAGCTTCGTCAGATATTTGAGGGGTAAACTCAATAAGAGTTCCCATAGAAGAAATGCCTCTAACTGTAGGGGCAGCCGTTTCTTTGAAGAAAACGGATGCGTTATTAGTGCTAGCTGAGCTTAGTTTGTTTTTTGACATAAAATAAACAGTAGTTCCAGTAACTTTTAATCCAAAACCAGTTTGTTTAGCTAATCTTCTTAATAGTTGCCAATCACTCTGTCCAGCTTGAGCAATAGTTGAAAATACTCTAGGATGTCGTTGAGTAACTGCTTTTAATCCGTATTGCTTACAAACTTTTTGAACAACCTGATCTGCGGTTACGTTTTTGTATATTTTTTGTCTTGTTGTCTTTAAAAGATAGGTCGGAGAAATACAAATAATCGTAGTAGCGTTTTCAGACACAGTAGAGGGAATAATTTTGTGAACATATCCTACCCACGTTTTTTTATATCCAGCACCAGAGTACTCAAACTCGACTGGATCTCCAGAACCAACAAAGTTTAGGGTATCTTCTACTTTTCCAGCGTACTTTATGACTAGTCTGTCATGAGAATTAAACTCTTGCTCTAGTTTAGCTGAAAGAAAAACCAAATCAAACGTCGGACTTAGAGGAAACCGTACTGTTCTGCTAGGGTAGCGTTCCAGAGGGGTTTTAACTAAATTCTTTTTAGATAGCGGAATAGCCACGTTAAGACCTCGGAACTCTAATAATAGTGCCAGGCGCTATTTCAAAAGCATCAGGAATTTCTGGGTTTATGTCTAGTATTTGCCACCACAGATTTGAATCACGTAGATAAACAGCAGCTAAGTAGTCTAATCTATCTCCTTCTACCCAAGTGTAATCTATGTAGGTAATTACTCTAGATTCTGGAAACTCTCTATACACAGTCCAAGCATAAGCACCCGTATTCTTATTTTTAATCTGTTGTGCGTCTCCATCATCGTAGCGAGAATCTCTGTAAACTGCCATTAGATTTCTCCAAACTTTTGTCGACGGTTAGCAATAATTTGAGCACTAGTTAGAGCTTTAGTAACCGGAGTAATTTTATTAAGAGCTTCGGCTTGCTTAAACTTCTTAAAGTCTCCGCTTACAAGGTCTGGCAAACGCTCAAGGGTTATTTGAACAACAGATCTAATAGGAATCATATCCCTAGTAAACATGCTATGTTCTACGCTAATACTCTGCATAATTACTTTATAGCGCTGCCTTTCAGAAATTTTAAATATAAACGGAAGTTGAGTAATATATCCCATATTTGCGCTAAGTAGCTCTAGACCATCTTTTGGAGACTCTCCCATTAAGATTACTTTTTGAGGGTTTCCGTTAAGAACTCTAAATAAATACTCAAGATCGTACTCTGTACCTCTATGTAAAATACCGGCGCATTGTTCAGCATCCATAGATACCGGGTAGTTACCCTGTGGAAGAGATCCCCCTCCGCTTTTCTTCCATTGTTTCATGGTAGCCATATCAGCTACACGGTCTAGAAGAATATTGACAGTAATACTTCCGCCAATACCAGAAGCTACTAACGCAGCGTTGTTTTCGTTAGGGCGGGTCCAGTCAACTTGGTTATTTGAGCTCATGTTATAGCTTATATACTGAGGATTAAACAAGAACCTAAATCCCCAAAAACGGTTTAATTGAGCAGATTTACCACCAGGCAATTCATTTTGTTTTTTATCTGGCAAGTCGACTATCTCTGGGTCTACGTAGAATGAAGCTAGTTGATCATACACGTTTGCATTTTCGTATGAAATTTCCTCATTATTTACTCGTGCAGAAAAATGTCTAGTAGATATGTGAGGATACGGATTAAAATCAGCAGCCTTCTTTACAGACTCTGGTGTTTTTGCTGGAGGTGGGGTATTGTCTCCTCCCCCACTCGCGGCGTTACAGTTTTTAGTATCAGCTAGTAGTTTTTTAGCTTGCTGCCACTTACTGTTCTTCTTATTAAAATTATAGTTTAGTTCTCTACCGCCACCCAATTTATTTTCTTCTATAAGGTTGCCTAACTCATTAAAGTACTTAACCGTAATGGTTACTTCCCACTTAGGTCCTAACCCTTTCTTTACTTCATCAGGGGTTCTATTTAATTGGACAGCGTTGTGTAGCCATCTACGAGCCCAACGTCGTGTTTTAGAGCACCATTCATATTCAGGGTTTTGACCAAAAGCAAGACCAGCGTCTGTTCGACTTACATTTTCAGGAACCCCGGGAGGAGTATCTTTTTTGCTAAAAATAGAGGAGGGAGTGCTTGGACCCGATACAGTAGTTACGTCTGCCCAGATACCATTAATTTGAACTTGAACTGTAAACTTTGGAGAAACAGTTCCATTTACTCCTTTAGGTACTAAAGTAAAATCATAGTACTTATTTTCAATAGTTCTAATGCCTTTTACATCACATATTGTTTTTACCGCTTCTTTAAAGGTTGCGTAAGCTCCAGTATCAAGAACTCTTGACTTCACATTACCGTCCCCAGATATTGCTACTCCTCCATCTGGAATAACGGTAGTAGTGCTGCCTACTATCTTGTATACAGTAATTCTGTAAACTACTTGAGAGTCAACCATCACAGGCTTAGTTTTATTAAACTTTACTCCATAGATAGATGGAGCAGACACCTGGTCTGTACTGTATTTGTTTATTTCATAGGCATCAACAGAGTATTTATAGTCAGGCGTTGCTGTTGGCATTAGTAACTCCCTATCGCTGCAATGTCTTTATCAGTGGCAATAGCTTGCTTAAACTTATCTAACATTACAAGAACTTCTTGATCTCCAGCTTTAGCAATATTTACAGACATTTGTACGTTGATTGTGGCCCCACCAGCAACATTAGACCTATTGTTTCTAAGAAGGTCAGCCTGCCCTTTATTAAGAACCATTTCATCTGGGTGTAGATAAGCCAATCCTTCTTTAGTACGGTCAGTTCCGTATTCGTACGCTGGAATGCCCGCAGATTTAGCAGCTGCTTCAGCGTCATCTAAGAACTTAGAGAATGAGCCATTGCTGTATGCAGACCAAGCCTTCCAGTTCTTACCCTGGTTAGAAATGTTCCAAGCTGCCTTAATATTAAAAGAGGGATCAAATAGTCTCTTAGGATCTCTCCATTGACCTGATTCGCCAAATTTTTTAGGGTCTTTTAAACTTCTAATTTGGAAAGGACCAATACTAGGTCCGTAGGTTTTATTTTGTATACCTTCATCACCAATAGCTTTAGCTCTACCGCCTGACTCTGCCAAGGCGACCGCAAAGGCTGTTTGTAAAGATTTTCCTCTAAAACCTTGATTGTATAAAGCTTTAAGTAATCCTTTACGAGAACCAAAAGCCATACCTGAAGTATCCCCGCTAGCGGCAGTCATTTGATTATCACCCATAAGACCATCAAGAACGTTGGATTGTTGTCCATGTTCTTTGGCCCAATCTAAAACTCCAGCCTTAGATATGTCCCCATAGCTAAGAGGTCCGCCTCGTTGAATTAGGTCTAGTAGTTGTCCACCAGCAAATGCTGCGCCTTTAGGTCCTCCCCCGCCCAACACAAACTGTGACAAATCTTCCTCAGATATTTCATTTTTATCTTTACCGGTAAATAGTCCAGCAACTTTTGACTTAATTTTTCCAAAGATACTCTGAGGGTCAACTGTTTGTTTGCTTCCCTTGCTCATACGTACTTCAAAGTGTAGGTGTGGTCCAGTAGAACTTCCAGAACCCCAAGCTCCCTTTTTTCCACCAGAGTAGGCAATCAATTGTCCCTGTCTTACTTCTTGCCCTACTCTTACTATTGACTTACTTAAGTGAGCATAGTAAGTAAAGAAACCATCGTGCTTAATAACAACGTAATGTCCGTAACTTCTAGCGCCGTTTGGTTGAGTAGTTACTTGATCTACTACTCCGTCAGCTGCAGCAAGTACTGGGCTACCTACTGGCATTGCATAATCAATACCACCGTGGTGATGTCTTTCCTTAGGGTTATTTGGATCGCTTCTCCAACCATACTGCGAAGAAACACGCTGACGATTAGGTGCGGGGTTTATTGCCATAGGGGTAGTTCCTGGAGAATTTGAGGAAGGGCTAGTGCTTTCTCCACCACCTACTCCACCCATAAGCTGACCAACTGCGTTTGATCCTCCACCAATTAGTGCGCCTATCAAACCAGTTACTAAAGCTCCGGGTCCTGTTCCAGCACCTACAAGTGCACCAGCACCACCAGCCATAGCAGCGCTAGCTAACATTGATTTAAAGTCAAAACCTTTATTAGATTTTCCAGTTTGATATCCGCCGTACGCTGAAAGAGCTGCACCTAAGATTGGAACTGCTTTACCACCCGCCATAGCTGCTTTACCAGCGCCACTTGTTAGGGCTCCACCCTTACCACCTAATCCTCCAAAAGCCATACGCATCGCCAGCATATTTCCTAAGAAACCTGCAGCACCTGACATAGTGGCTCCTGCGCCACCAGCCATAGGAAGAGTCTGTAACACGCCTTTAAGGGCAGCCAATCCGTTTACAACACCAGGAAGAGTTTCCGCAATTGCAGCAAACCCGTTGTTTACAGCAGCTGCTGCACCTAGTGCGCCTTGATAACCGCCAACTAAACCTTGTTCTGTTCCTTGCAAAACTCTATTTTGTGAGCTTTGAAAATTAAAGTTACTAGCCTGTACTCCGCCACCGACACCCATAGTTCCAAGCATGCCCTTTGCGCTGCCCATGTCCTTAGCGCTTAACGGTTTATTATTTTTAAATCTAGCCATAAGGCCACTGGTGTAAAGATTAAATAGGTTTGGATCCCCACCAGCAATGTTCATAATTGTTTGGTACTCAATGCTGTTTGGACTAAACATTACCTCAGGATTTTTAGGTGTTTTTCCTCGGTATATTTTTGAGTACAGCTCATTGATAATCTCATTAGGTGGTCGCAGGTTTCCTTCTCTATCACGAAGCCTAATTCCCATGCGAAGCATATTCATTCCGCTTTGTCCAGCGTATGCTCCAGCTGCCTGCTCGTTACTCATACCACTAATGGCACTCATGCCACCAAGTTGACTCATAATTCTTTGGGTGCTTACTGATTGAGCACCGTATCCACCTTGAGACAAGATTTGTCCCATAGCCATGGTTGGACCCATAGAGCTAGTTGCATTACCACGACCAATCATGGAGTTTGCGCCAGTGATCACTCCTCTAGCGTTCATACCGCCAGAGCTGTACATAGCTACGCCTTCAGCACTAAGCCTTTGTGTAACAGCTGTCATGGTGTTAGGCATGATGCCCATGGCACCGGCACCTACTGCGGCTATGCCCATACCAATGCCGCCGGCAACCCCTACGCCGCCTCTATTAGGCATTTGTCCAAGACTATTGCCCATAGTGCTTGTAGATCTACCGCCAGATTGAGTCTTAGCTACGCTATCTACGTGTGCACGAATCTTGGCATAAGTTTTTTCAAGTTCTTTAGCAGTTTTAAGAACGTTTACAAAACCTTTATTGGCAGTATCAGTTAACTTTTCGACACTCTTTTGACCGGTGAAAGCTTCGTCTCCACCGGTGCCTAAGTTTCCTCTTGCCTCTGCCAAGTTATCTCACCACCTTAGGTCTTGCTACTGCTTTGGACAAAAATATTAATCGTTCTCTTACCGTAAGATTTCTTAACTCTGTCAGTGACCAGCCCGGGTAAAACTGAGCTAGTAAGTCGTAGGAGTCAATTACATCTTGATAGCTACTCTCATTGACGAAACAACTCTGCCAGGGTTAGTGGCAGGTATACCTCCTGGCCGCATGTTCCGCAAGCCTTTTTAATTTCGCTTAGTTGTGGTCCAGGGTTTCGTTTTGCAATCTCGTCTAAAAGAAGCCTGCGGTCTGTTATTCCAAGAGTTCTAATGCGATTTGCGTTTAGAACTGGTTGATCACCAATTTCTGTTACGCAAGCAGCTAATAGCATGGTGTCTAACTCTGCAGAGTTCTTGTCTGTAGCGTTAATAATTTGAGTTTGAACATCTCCTGTAGGTAGGTTGACCTTTGCAGGACCAGCCTTTAGTTCTACAGTAAATCTACGATCTCTAATAGGATCGTCTAGCTTTTTAACCTCAACATCTTTGTCTAGGTCAATCTTAAAAGTTTGTAGTTCCGGACACTTATCGCAAACAGTACTGACTTCTACTTCTGAACCAAAAGTTGCTTTTCTAATAGCTAAGAGCAAAGCTTCTCTATCCCCTGCGAGCAAGGAACCTAGAAGTTGTTTAGTAGCTGGTTCTTCTCCAATTGATACTGTTGCTCTTTCTAGAATAGCTAGTAGGGCTTTTCCTGGATCAGATAACTTAGCAATTGCTTCTTCATCTGCCCCATTTAATTCTCTAACCTCAGCTGTTGTAGAAACTGTTCCTGCAAACGGATCAATAAGACCCGCAGCTAAAGTAACTGTTGTGTCAGGGAGTGACGGGATTACCACTTCTGGTATAGATCCCGCCACTTCCTGACTAACA